TGTGCAACTAATTCATTATTAGCTTGGAATACTTTACGGGAACTCCACATTAAAGCTCTCCTTCTCAAGTTAGCGATCATATTTCTTGCTACTTGGTTTTCAAACTGTTTTTCCATTTCACCTCTACCAAGCCATCTGCCATAAACTCTTTCCCAATGAACTTCTTGATAAGGGAGTTTAGCTTTCTCCATAAATAGAGTATGACCACTGTTATCTTTGTTAGATGATGCACAAATAAAAGCCACAACATAAATTGTTTTCTTTTTGTCTTCTTCGTTTACTGGTAAACCTTTTTCTTTATTGTAATAGTCAAGTGGGACATAGCCGTATCTTTCAAACACTGTGTAAGTATCTCCAAACTCCATATTTAATTTAGACAAGTCCCAATCTTTAAAACTTCTCATATCCTCCACAGTCATATCTTCGTGGATTTCTATAACATAAGGAGATTTATCTAAACTTTTACTTTTCTGGTCGTTTCTTAATACTTGTAAAGGAGTAAACTCAAGTTTATCTTTCACCTTTTTAAGAACTACTGTGCCGTATTTAGGTAAAGCATCTATAACTTCATTTATCAACTCTCCAAAGTAAGTATCTTTAGCCCAAAGTCTAAAATCCTTCTGCATTAAATTAGCCGCCATTTCATTGTCGTCTTCAGGAGTAAAGACAAAGTTTTTAACATCTAAGTCTACTTGCTTACTTGCCACTTCGCATCTAAAGTTTCCAACATTTAAAAAGAGTTTCTTCATACCTTCTGAGTCATATTCACCAGACTCAAATTGTGAAGCCGAATACAAGTCAATTAAATTGACTGTTTCAATTTGTGAGAATTTGTAACCTTTTGTATTTTTGCTTTTAGGCACTATGTCAATAGGTTTCTCAGATTCTGCTATTTCTTCTATTACTTTTCCGTATAAATTAAACATATATATAAATAAAACCCACTAATATTAGCGGGCATTGAGTTGCACTCTTTATTGCCACTATAATTATACCATATTCAGTTTACAAATGCACAACCTCTTTATGATTTGTTGTTACTACTATCGCTATCTCACCTATCTTGTTATCGTTTAACTTAATTTCTATCTTTTCATAGGGTTTTAAACTCCTTATAAAAGTCACTATCTTAAACTCCTCATCTGATACATTATTTAAAACTGGTTTGATTTCCATTTGCATTTATTGGCTTACTTAATAAAACAGTTATGGGGTCGGGGTGTCTGGCACTCTTTGAAGGGTGGGTAAATTCAAAGAACATCCTCATAATCATAACATCAGCTAAGTCAGGTGACCTGCCCAATGCTTCTTTCATTAGCTCTTTAGGTTCTATTTCTAACTTACCCTCCTTGTCAGGGTCTTTTCTTTTAAGTTGTTCTAATTCTTCCACAAGTAATCCTTTGAGTGTTTCGTCTTGCCAAGTAATAGACATCTTATGGCTGTTTACCAACTCAGCTAAAAGATAAGCACATTGGCTCTTTAGACTTTTGAAGTTGTCAGGTTTACCTGTTATCTTGTTAGGAAATGGGGTGCGATTAGCCATAAATCCGTTTACTCCATTCAACATATCTACTACTCCACCCCCTATACCGTCTTCATCAATTAAACAATGGCTAAAAGGTATTTGTTCATCTCTAAGTATAGTTTTAAGTCTTTCGGCTAAGGTTAAAAGGTTAGAGTTGTCTATTACTTTCACCTTATACCAATTCAAACCCCTCCATAGTGAAATGACAGTCTTGTCTGAGCCGTATCTCGCCACATCTACCACACACCACTTCTCTTCTCCTGCTTCAATGTAGTTAGAAAATAAGTCGTTTATATATTCATAAGTCATCAAAGCGTTATCATCATCTGCATACTCCCAATTACCAAGCATTAACCTTTCTCTCATTACCCTATCTTGTAATTGTGCGAGTTGTTTAGAATATGTTTCTGCTGTGTAAGGGTTATCTTGATATAGGGCTTGAATAAATTTCTTATTCTCCGGTAAAGAGTTTTCTTTAAAAGGTTTATAGAAGTGTGAATAAGTCCAATTCTTTTTAGGGTTGCCTGTTATTAAAATATTAGGGTGAACTAACTCGTTCAAGTGTCTGCCCGTTCTTGATTTCAAAACATCATAAGCTAAGAAGTGAACTTCGCCAGCCTCTTCTATTGCTCCATCAGTGTATTCAAGTGAACCAAACCTTTCATATAAAGGGTCAGAAGGTATAGCTTTAAGGTCAAGTAAATCTATTCTTGAACCATTTTTAAACTCTATATAGTTATACTGTCCGTTAAGTTTCCAGTCTGTTTTAGGTATTTTGTGATGTTGGCATACTTTAGTCCAAGTAACATAAGTTGATTGCATTAAGCGTTTTAATTCTTCTCTACCTATGAAAGAGCGGTAACCTGGATATAGATAAGCGTTTATTAACCTACTTTCACATATAAGCCAGCTCTTTCCCCCTCCAGCTCCTCCTCCAAAGAATATAGTATCTACCTTATTATCTTTAAGGGCTTCATAGACTTCGTGCTGTTTTTGAGTGGGCTTAAGTGTGATTTCCATTAGGAATAATATAGTTAATAGCTTGTATTTTATCTGCTATTTCATCTAAAGCGTCTTCACCTTTAGTTGAGTAATGTTTTTTGCCTAAAGTGTTAGTTATGTGTTTTGCTACATCAGTTTGTATTCTGAGTAAATCAGTCTTAATTTCACCTTCTTTTTCTACTTCATAAGTGAGAGTTTTTGCTAATTTTTTCTCTGCTTTGCTTAACATATCTTTTCTCTCTAAATCTTCAAGTCTTTCCTTGAACCATCCTTGAAGTGTTATGTTTCTTGCGTGATCTTCACTATACTTTGCTTTTATTGCACTTTCATAAGCATTTGGTCTACCATTAGTTATACTTTCAACATAAAAATCCCAGCATTTTTGTTCTCTGGGGTCTGGTGTGTGTTGATTAGCTCCGTTAGGATTAGTTATCATACACTAATTATAACATTTTTTATTGTCAAATGCTACTTATATACTTCTAATATTATTTGTTTGACAGAATTTAAAGCGGAGTTCCAGCCTTTTCTTTCTGGCTTTCCAAATTCAAATGCAATATCTTCCACTTTATCCTTTGTAATTTGCTCGCTGATTTTCTTAATCAATGTATCACGGTCTTTGGAACGCAAGTCTTCCTTGATTTGTTCAGCTACTTCGTGGCACACATAAGCCATAAGTCTTCCATTTGGACTTGATGGATTAAATTCTTGCGTTTCTTTTTTAGTTTCGTAGCCAAATTTTGGTGCGTATTCTTCATAGAGTTTATGAAATAATCTCGCCCATTCGTATGCTTCTGGGTATGCTTTTTCTATTTCTTCTTTCTTATCTAACATATTATTTACTCTTTTGGAGGGGTTAACTTACTTTTAAAGTTTTTATTGGCGTATTTTTGAATATCCACATTAAATAGTTCGTCTGAAATGCAAATTCCAAGTTCTCTGCCTTTATTTTCTTTAAGGTTGTTCAGCATTATTCCTATTTCTATTCCCCATAAGGCGTGGAACATCAGGATTTTGTGGCAAATCTCATAGTAGTCATCAAGCATACCTTGATTTTCTTTCATATATTTTTCTGTCATTTTCCTTATCAGAAACTCTTTTGTTTTTTTACTTGTTTTCTTTCTCATCTTTCTTCTCTATTAAACTAATAAATTACTCATTGATTTTAAGTTTCTTTCCAAACCATTCTTCTCTTGAGCGAGTTGTATTCTCAAATACTGTAAGAAAACCAAGCAACATTTCTGCCAAAATGAAATCTGGCGTATTGCTGTTGTTTTCCATTGAGTATTTGTTAATAATTCCAGCCAAATCTTTTATAAATGTGGTATCTTTTTCGTTATATCCTGATTTTGTATCGTCCATATATCTTATTCTATTAAAGTTGATAAATTGGTAATAAGTTCTGATAATGCTTCTGCTTTATTTCCAAATCTGGCGGCATCATCTTGGGCTTGAGCTAACGAGTAACTTTCAGATTCTAAACCTTTCATAAAGAAGGTGTCTGCTGTCTCTGAAATAATGCCATATTCTTTTTCTTTCTCCTTCGCTATCTTAATAATTTCCTCTATAAGGTGAGAGTGGGTGGATTTGAGAGTATCTCGTATCCAGTCTTCAACATCTGTATAGACTTCACCAATATATTTCTCATCTTGACCGAATATTCTTGTAATGAATTTGTGACG